TTACTCGTCCAGCAGAATCACTTTGCCGATATACGGCAGATGACGGTAACGCTGTGCGTAATCAATGCCGTAACCCACCACAAACTCATCCGGGATCGAGAAACCGATGAATTCTACCGGGACGTTCACTTCACGACGGGACGGTTTATCCAGCAGCGTACAAATCGCCAACGACTTCGGTTCGCGCAGGCTTAAGATCTCACGCACTTTCGACAGTGTATTCCCCGAGTCGATGATATCTTCAACAATCAGCACGTCCTTGCCACGGATATCTTCATCCAGATCTTTGAGGATTTTCACATCACGGGTGGTGGACATGCCGCTACCGTAGCTGGAGGCGGTCATAAAATCGACTTCATGAGATACCTGAACTTCACGACACAGGTCCGCCATAAACATAAATGAGCCACGCAGCAGACCCACCAGCACCATATCGCTGCCGCTGTCTTTGTAACGCTCAGTAATCTGACGACCCAGTTCGGCGATACGCGCTTTAATCTCCGCTTCGGGGATCATTACTTCTACAATATGTTTCATAATTCACATAACCCACTGATTTTTGTCAGTTAAAAACAAATTCACACGTAGCAATTTATCAAAAGTGATACACCGAATGATATACGGATCGATACACAGCGCCACAATCTCAAAAAAGCACCAGCACAATTAGAAGGCCGCGAGTATACAACATCAGAAACAGGAGAGGGCAAAGCACGTAATAATTTTCGTTTTTCACAAACGCAAAAATTTGGCGAGGCTGGCGGTCCCGGCAACATGAAGCTACAGAGATTTTGATCCCCTGCATGGTGATGATGCCCATACAGGGCTATTTCATTTCAACGGAACCGGTATGACGAACATGATCGCACCTTCTCCCGAAAACGGTGCGACCTCCATAGAGGAAATGCCTATTCAGATCCCCGGTGATTTTCACCATTCAGAATCTGGCGGGTGAGTTTTCCGGCTTCCTCAAATTGAGGTTTGTGGAACAATCAACGGATTACGCCTTACCAGCAAAAAAGCACATCAACAGTAACGGAAATCGTTATGGTTGCTGGTGGACTGCATAACCATTACGGTGATGTAGTGAATTTGCGCGGGACTTTTAGTCCCGCACAAATTTCGTACATCTGACTATCTCAAAGATAGTCGGTTACTCCGGCCTCAGTCGATGGCTGTTTCCGAAAATATCAGCGGGTTAGGCCAAAGCCCGAAAAAGGGCTTTGACACAATATCAACGTAAACAAAGATGCTTCAAATTTGAGTCATCATAAAAATCAGTGGGTTAGCGATTAAGCAGATAGATAATTAACCTGCGAAAATTTCGTAGGCTACATCAGCGACGTAATTCTCGCTGTTCCTGCCGGGAGGTGTCGACGAATTTCGTCGGAACCTAAGCCTGCCGGGAACTCCGTACGTTTAACGTACGGAGTTAATTCGACATCACACACTACGTTGTCAATTTGCAAAGGAGGGGCGGAAATCACCATACCTGCCACCCTGTCATACAGAAAGGGATTACGATAATCGTAACAGGCTACAACGCCGCCTGTAATCGTAACCAATTGATTTTTATGATGACGCAAATCTACGTTATCAGTCATCAAAGTTACCGCCGTAACCGCTCCGGCTTCTTCCAGTGGTAAGTAATTTTTTCTTTCTCCCGGTACATCTCCACGCGGCGATTGTAGGCCAGCATTTCAAGAACTCGGATCCGTATGTCTCGCATATCCACGCCGTTAAGCTCAATACCATCACGGCGCATCACCTCAGCCACCACACGCGCGTAATTTTCGGCTATCACGCTGTCCGGCTGCGTGGCCTCCTGTTTGCCTGCTTCCTGGCTGATTCCGGTAATGCGGCGGATTATTTTTAGTAGTTCGGTTTCGCTCATTCTCGTTATACCCCATCAAACGCCGCAAGCCGCTCTTTGTGGCTGTCGCTCATATCGAATGCAAATTCCTCATGCTCTGCCTGGAATGTGCCAAACGCCATCAGCGCCGCAACGCTCGGGTCTATCTTGTTGGATGATTTTTTCTTGTTCGGCTTGATATTGGCGTTCGCGTCACTCTGCATCACAACATTACTCATTGACCAGGCCAGCACCGGATCACCACGATGCACAATCACCTTCCGGTTAACAAAAACTTCGAACGATTTCGCCGCCGGACTGAAACGAAGGTATGTTTGCGGGAACGGCTCCACCTCAAATCCCGCGCCCTGTAGCTGCGTCCTCAGGTGCGTGGCGTTCCATGTATCGAAACCCACCAGCCTGATATTGAAATTCTCTGCATCCGCCATGATGTCATCACGGATACGGTCATAATCAATGCAGTCACCCGGTGTTGTGCGTATCCAGCCCGCCTTTGCCCACTGGCGATAGATGGCGCGGTTTTTATTGGCAGGGTTCTGTAGCTGAAATTCCGGCAGATAGTGACGGGAAACCAGCATAATCTTTTTACCGACCGGAAAGGCATAGCACACGCTGGAAATATCGCTGGTTGATGATAAGTCCAGCCCCGCGTAGCACTCCTGCCCGTATAAATCCGCCTCCGCGAACATTCCGGCGCACTCCGCCCATGCACCGTTACCCATCCACGGCGTAGCCCCCTGACACCAGATATTGAATCGCTTGGTGAGCATTTCCACCCACTGCGACGGAATACCCCGCGCTTTCTGGATGGTTGAGGCCAGTTTTTCACGATCGACGGAAACATCGATATTGGGATTCGCCTTTATCCACATCGCCGGATCGTCAACCTCGCTTTCATCATCCAGCTCGTAAATCAGCACGAACATGGATTCGTTCACCTCTTCACCATCCAGTATCTGGCAGCAATAGTCGTAGTGTTGTTTACAGGCTGAAACAACGTTGCTCCCCGATGTGGTGATGGCAAATAATAACCCCTCCGGACGCGCCCCCATTCCCAGTTCAAGCGCGGAATAAACCCCGTTGTCAGGGTGCAGGTGATATTCATCCACAATGGCAAGACTCGGGTTTGTACCTTCAATGGTTGCCGCTTTTGCTGCCAGTGGCTTTAACAGGCTGTTGGTTTTCGTGTGTATCACCTTGTGTGCCTGAATATTTACCCGCTTTCGTAACGGTCGGGATAAAAGGCACATCTGACGCGCATCATCAAACACGATCCGCGCCTGATCACGACTCACGGCGGCGGTGTAAATATCCTGCTGCCCGTTTTCCATAACCAGAAACCAGTTAGCCAGGATAGCGGCGACCGTGGATTTGGCATTTTTTCGCGGTACTTCAATGAATGCGCTGGTGTATTTGCGCCGTCCGGTGGCCTTAACCTTAAAGCCCAGGATGCACGCAAAGGCGAACTGCTGCCACGGCTCCAGCTCAATGGGGCTACCGCGCATTGCGCCTTTTACGTGCGGGCACACCCTGGAAAAGGCAATAAACCGCTCCACGACCTCAGGATCGAACGTGTAAAGGGGGTTTTCAAGGTCATAAAAATACCGTTTAACGGCCTGTTTCAGTCGTTTACAGGCCGTAATTTTGCCGTTTTTTACGCCTTCTGCGTACTCATGCCAGGCGGTCAAGCTCGTCCTCTTCCTCTGTTTCCGGTGGATTTCTGCGGCGGCTTACCGGGTCAAAACCCAGCAAAGAAGCCATTTTGATCATTATTCTTTCCGCGTCAGCCTTTGCGCTCAGGGCGGGGTTTCTGCTCTCGCTGCCCTGACTGTTAACAATGCTGAAGCCGCGCGTCGCAAGGTCTTCGACGGCTTTGCGGTATATGGAGTAGTTAACGCAATACAGTTCCAGATTGCTCCAGTCGGCGGGGGTAAGGTCTTCCCGCCCGGAAAGCTGGCGCGATTTTTCCTTCCACTGCCTGACCGCGATTTCATCCAGGTAAGCGGGGGCTTTTGGTGGTCTTGCCATGTTCTTTTTTCGCCCAATTATTTTCAAAAAAATTCCCGTGCACAAAAATTTGAGGAGGCGGTCGGTGTCCGGCAGGGACGGTTTCGTCCTGAAAACCTCCCCCACCCCCTCTGACGGCTTCACCAGCGATTGCGAAAACATTCCATGACCTCGCGGTCACGGTCGGTTAATCGCTTCGCTGTGGTGCGTTCTGTGCGTCCTGTCCTGTTGGCTTTGTGCCCTGTCTCCTGTGTCTTCCATAAGTCACGCTGCCTTATCAGTCCACGTATCAGCCTGTTTTGCTCCTGTTCAGTCATCATCGCCATACATCCAGTCGTTACGATGTGCCGCCCGTTCTTCCTGCTCGCGATACATGCCCGCCTTACGGTTCGCTTTCGTGGCTGGATCTTCCCGTGTCGTCTTACGGTTGTGGCACGTCTGGCACAATGCCTGGTGATTCCACTCAGGCCAGAAGAGAACATCACCGCGCCATTGATGGGAATGATGTGATCCACCACAAGAGCTGGCGTATAAATCCCCTTAGCCAGACAACGCACGCATAACGGGTTTTTGCTCAGGTACAGGGCGCGGTATTTGTCCCACTGTCGGGAATACCCGCGCGCGCGGCGGTGTCCCCGTCTGGCATCCTCTGCACGCCATGCAGCCCGCCTGTGCTCTTCACACTTGCCGGACTTCACGCGCTTATTACAGCCCGGCTCAGTGCATCGCCTTAATGGTTGCCACGGCATCAGTACACCCCCACATCACGATAAACCGACCAGAGCGCAGAAATAGCCATAGGCAGTTCAGACTGCTCCACAGGTGAAACCGCTTCCCTGTTCTCATACAGGAAAGCGATGTACATCAGGCAACCAACACGTATTGCCGGGGTAAATTCCAGCCCGTCTTCAAAACGTTTCCCGATATGCTTCTGGCAGGCTTCCAGCGCCGCATCGGTATACATTTTCAGAAGTTCGCCTTCTCCGGAAAAGTCATCAAGGCGAAGATGTGCCCTGACTTCATCAGGTGTAATTTTGTCTTCACTCATCTTTTTCACCTTTAATTTCCACAGTCTGCTTCCATGCCTGGCTGAACTCGTCGCCACCTTCACGCGGCGGCATTCCCTCACGCTCACGGGCTTCGTTCGGATTCATGATCCCGTTCTTAATCCCTTTCTCATACGTGGCGTAACGTTCGGTAGGGGTGGCGCGCAGTAAATCGGCTGAATCAAACTCAACCAGATAACGGGTACCAGGTACGGGAGAAGCCACCAGCAAAGCGGCCTTGATTTGCTGTTCGAAGTTCGCCAGCCACGGACGCATTGTCATAGTCAGAAACGCGCGGCTTGCCTCACTGAAATTGCTGTAGGTGCTGTTGCTGTATTCCTGAAGAAAAATCGGCGACACGTTGAACATACGGGCAATGTCTTCAATGGAGAAGCGACGGGAGGCCAACCATTCCGCATCCTGGTTACTCATCCCCAGTTGCTTGTAATCCATGCCCCCTTCAAGGATTGGCGTTTTTCCGGCATTTTTCGCCCCCTTATAGCGTTCCAGAGCATCTAATGCCTGTTTACCTTTCACGCCGTCCAGCCATTCGCCTGACGTGATAATCCCTGCCGCCATCATGCCATCTTTCATAATGCTGGCTCCGTGGCGCTGTTGAGCAAGGCCAAGCCCCAGCGCCTCACGGCAAATCGTGACAGGGGAGCGCCCCAGAAAGCCATCATCCGAGGCATAGCGGAGATGCAAAACTTCTTCCTGTAAATACGTGCGCACCGTTCCTGTATAGGGTTCGGTGATGGTATAGCGGTATTTGTGTGCGCCTGTGCGTTCCGGTACAACACAACCCGGTGCATAAGGATGAAGTGATTTGGGCTGCCCGTCCCGCCCCCACTCAATAACCGCATAGGCGTTACCGTTCAGCAGGCAGTGACGCATCATTGTGCGTTTAAACTGGTAAGGTGTCTGGCACGAATTAGGCTGCTCATTCAGCAGAATATCTACCGGATGACTGTCCAGCCATTCCCGCGCCTCCCTGCCCTTGTCATTACGTACCAGATACAGATAACACGGCATCGTGGCCACCGCCTCAGCGATGACAGAAACCGCGTTCATCACTGCAGGCAATGATTCAGCCGTCCCGGCAGAAACATATTCTCCGGATCCGGTATTCGGTACGCCGGACAGCGCCAGAAAATCATCAATGGACAGGTTACGCAGATCGCTTTTTTTACGACTAAAAGGCCACCACATATCACAACCCCGCCAGTTCAGCCCAGCGATGACGATTATTTCCTGTCGGGCGTAATTCAGGGTGCTGTGCAAACAACGAACGGTGGGCAATCTCCACACCAGATTCGGGGTAAGCAGGCATCGACGTTATCGTGATTTCCCTGAGTTCTGCGGCGGTAACAGTACGCAGATACGGTTTTTGCGCGATATTCCACTCCTCACATAATGCGCGAAAGCCAAAGCTCATTCCTGTAATGTCGCCTCGCTCCACCAGCGTAAGCACATCTTTCCCAAGCTGGGTATCCGGCGGTGTCAGTTCAAAACGTAACCCGGTGTTATCCTCAGTCAGTACCAGTGTGCCGGATTTGGTACGCCCCAGCAGTCGGGTACAGTCATGCTCATACAGGCAGCGCACATCATTACCCGCAGCCAGATAGTCAGCAAAAGCCCCCGGCGTGAATTGTTCGCGGAACTCATCCCAGATAATTTCTGAAAGACTGTTCCAGCGAACGGCATAACCCACCAGTTTTTTATCGCTGGCGGTCAGTTCAGATGTACGGATTTCAAAATCGGTATTTTTCATCGGTGTACTCCATAAAGCTGAAAAAGGAGGCCGAAGCCCCCTTTGCTCATTACTTGCCAGCCTGAATTTCCAGAATCTTGATGGCGTTCGAATCCACCACACCACCGCCCAGATATTTCTGGGTATAGATGTTAATGAATCCGGGTTCGCTGAAGTCCGGACGGGTTCGCGTACCGGTTTCATGGTCAACGATGAAATAACCGCGCTTAAAGTCACCTACTGCAATCACACCGTCCGGCATAAATTCCAGATATTCAACCGGAAGCCCCAGCAGAGAATCAGGATCACCAGCCTGTAAACGATCGCGCCAGATGTAATCACCAGTGGCATTTTTCAGTTTTTGTGCGGAGGCGGCTGTATTTGAGTTCATCACCCATACAGCTTTTTTGCGGTACTTATTGCGTAGCGTAAATTTCAGGTCAATCAGCATGTCGGCGCTGAGACTGCCAGTAACTTTTTTCGTCTGGAGCGTACCGAAAGGACGGGTTTTGTCATTGTCCGCAGTGCGCGGGAAAGCCAGGAAGCCTTTAGCTTTTTTCTCGCCGTCACCGGAAACCAGATCCGTTTCTTCGGTATCAACGAAAGTGTCGCCAATTTCAGAAGATAACCAGCTCATAATATCGACTTCGGAAAAATCGATAATTTCCTGAGTGGTTTTCGGGTAAGCGTAAATCGGATACAGGCGGATACTGACTTCATTCAGTTTTGGTGTTGCCGTCTGGTTACGTGCCGCACCTTCTTCGCCGTGTTCAACGACCGCCCCCCCGGTAGAAACCAGTTGCTTAAATTCATTGCTGTGAATGGTTTTAACGGTACAGATTTTACGCATCACCGATTCATCAGAAAGCTGACGCATAATTTCTCTGTTCAGTTCCGGGATAACCGTATAACCACCATCAGCCGGGACACTGCCGGACAGGTTGCGGGTTTCCCCGGTCAGAATATAAGAGCGCAATTCGTCTTTGGTGATTTTCTCTTCGACGGAAACACCTGGCTGGTTACGTTCTTCATCCGCAACAGCTTCAAGACGGGAGATTTCTGTGTCGAGGGAATCAGCTTTTGCACGCAGTTCATCAAACTGTTTGCCCTCGTCATCGTTCAGGCTGCGGTTTTCACTGTCTGCTTTTTCCAGCAGGGAGCGCATCTGGTTTTTCAGGGCGGTTTTTTGCTGGCGGAGTTCGATTAATTTCTTCATGAAGGTTTTCTCGTATTGGTTAAGATTCAGGACGTGAAACCAACACGGAGGGAGCGCCGCCCGACACTCTCGACATCTCGCAGATCAACCCGGCATCGCGCAGGGGGTCAGGCGGCATTGTGGCGGCTCACGTCTGAGTGCCACTCTTCAAGATATACATAAAAATCAGTATGTAAACATCAGCCAGAATCACCGAACAACCTGGAACAACCACGAACAAATAATTTACAAAACCTGAAAAAAAGACCTGGAAAAAATCCAGGCCTTTATCGCTTTATTGTTTCACGGGATCCCGCATTCTGCGTCTTATTTTCCACAGATATTCGATCATCGCTTCCACCTGCTCACGGTTGGTTGCGAAAATTTCCCCGGTCAGTGAGCTGCGCAGAAAATCATGATGATCCACAACAAATAACGCATCGGAAGAAAGCAGACGGCGATATTTTTTTGCTGTCGTGGTTTCCAGATCATCAAAACCATGAAACTTTTTATGTTGCTGAACTTCTTCAAATGTCACTGGCATGTATCTCCCCTGTTATCGCTAAAACGGTATTTCATCCCCGTATGGGTCATCGTGCTGGCCTGTCTGTTGTTTTGCCCTGTTCAGTGCGTCAGTAGCCTGCCCTTGTTGGCCTTTCCTGCCACCTGGTCGCACGGTTCGCGCACTGATTATACTGTCTGCGATAACCTGCCAGCCCTGCCGCGTTTCGCCGTTCTGGCCTGTCCACTGGCTTACCTGCATGTTACCCGCCACGCTCACCAGTTCGCCTTTGTGGTGCTTTGCCAGCGCGTCGGCCTGCTTACCAAAGGCAGTTACGGCAAGCCATAGCGTCGCCTGTCCGTCGTCTGCGTTATGGCACGGTACGGATACCGCCATCCGTGCCAGCGTCATGGGTGTGCCCTTGCTGGTCTGTTTTACCTGTGGGTCGTCCACCAGCCGCCCGTGTGCCGCTATCTGTGCCGTCATGCTGTCTGCTCTCCGGTTTTAACGTTGATGGTTGTCACCTGTTCCGCTTCGGCAATCTCCCGTTCTGTCAGCGTGGCAAAGTTTGCCGCTGCCGTTGTCATGAATGCGCTTACCAGTTCGGGATGGGCTTTCGCGTATCCTTCTCCCGCGTTGCGGTCGATGATTTTTATCGCCACCCTCAGCAAGTGCTCTGTAAACTCAATGGCGCGGTTATGTGGTTTCTTCTGATTGTTAAGTTTTTCTGTAGTGTGCATTTTTATTTTTACCCTCGTGTTTAAAAAGTTTTGGGTTGTGGTGCACCTCCTCTACCTCTCTACCTAATCATCTTTCAGGTCAGTAATGGCGCGGCTTTCAGCGGGGTAGATGGCTTTTTTGGCCCTCTACCTGCCATCTACCACCCCCTCACAAATGCCCTGAATTATGGTAGAGGGTGTAGAGGGCTTTTAAGTGCCTTCTACCTGCCATCTACCAAACCTATCCATATGAAATATATGCAATTATTTTCTTAAGGTAGAAGGGGTAGAGGGCTTTTGTCTAAAATTATAAAAACGCGTCGCAGTCGTCTGTTGTTGTCACGTTGGTTTGCGTAATCCCTTTAATCCTGCGCGTTATATATTCATGTCCGTAAACTTTCGCCGCTGGCTTCATAGCTTTGCTGAACTCAGCCACGTTCAGCGGCTTGTTCCTGCCGGCATACGCCATAAACGCCAGATAGACGCGGTAAAGGCTGTTTCTGGTCGTGTACCTGGAAGAGTCACCGCCGCCGCCCATCATCAGGCCGCGTGCTTCTTCCAGAAAGTTAAGGAACTGGCAAAACTCAATAACCGGATCCGTCTGCTGCTTTATCGCCAGTGCTTCATCACCGTCTCGCTGTTCAATGAGTAAAGCCCGTGCCTTTTCAGGGTCGGCAAAGTTCGCCAGCAAGCGGCGGATAATGACAGGGATTTCTGCCGCTATCTTTTCCGGTAGCTCCCTGTCTTTTTCTGCCTCGCTTACGATGTTATCGAACCGGAATATCACCCGACGACGTGACACGCCTCCGGCCCGTTCGGTGAATATCATCGGGTTATTATTGGTTGCCAGCACAACCGCCCTGATTACCGCCGTGAATCGCTTTTCATATTTCGGGTTAATCTCCACGGGGTCGCCGCCCGTGATTTTCTTGATGCCCGTGCCCTCGCCCGTGTATTTCGGCTGGTCTGCCAGAACGATAAGGCGGCTCCCGACAACCTGCGCACGCCCACCAGCATCATCAAGCGATGTCATCTCGGCGCTCACCGTGTTCGGTTTTCCGGCAAGTAGTGTGGCAATGTGCGTGAATGTACTCTTACCGCTCCCGCCGTCTCCGGTGGCCTCAATGAACATCTGCCAGTCGTACCGGTTCGCCATAATCATGTAGAGCGCGGCACATATGCGCATCATCTTGTGTGGGTCTTTTCCGGCAGCGTGATCAAGCCATTTATAAAAGTTTGGCGCGTTGTCGCGGATATTCTCCCCTGGTACTGGCGGCGTGTACTCAATGCCGTTGTGGGTGGTGAGCCAGTTATCCGGCTGGTGCGGGGAAAATTCTCCTGTTCTCAGGTCAAGCGCACCATTGGCGAACGGCAGCAAATCGCCGGACGGCTCCCCCATTGGCTGGGCAATAACTTTTAATGCTTCAACGGCGTTATTAATTGCACGCTTGCTGAACGTGGCCCCGTGTTCTGAATAAACCGCCACCATTTCGCGGCTCAGCTCCATTGTGCTGACCGGACACCATACCCCGTCACGCCATACGTGAACGATTTCACTTTCTGCATGGACGCAGACACCATCAAAGCGGGAAGCAAGAAGCTGTGCCCGTTCACTGTCTGCCATCTGTGAAAGTTGTGATTTTTTCTGTTCCGGCATGGTAATCCCTGCGGCAATATTTTCACGCTCAGCATTCAGATAGCGCCGCCAGTTCTCACATTTCTGTCCGTGCATCCCTTCGGGGTAAAAATTCGCATCCTGAATATCTGCCGCCGCCAGCTTCTGACCAATCTTTTTGGTCTCCACTAAATCCAGTTCTCCGGCCTGGTACAGCCTTACGCGTTTTTTCCCATCCGGAACAATTTTCAGCGCATCCAGTTCGGCAAGCTGATTTGGCCCAAGCCACACAGGCGGCACATCATCGCCGGATGCGGGGCCGTCCTGCTCCTGCCACTGTTTTGCATGTGCCCACGCATCACTACCCGCGAAAATAATTACCTCTGTGTCTTTGTGTTTTATTCCGCGTGGTTGTTTTTTTACGTTCGGTGCCAGTTTCATTTCTTACCCCCTGCGACCAGCATTTCACGGATTTTGCGGATATAGCTTGCTGCACGTTTCTTATTTACGGCTTTACGATGGCCCACCAGCTTAAAATCACGCCGGAATTGATAAACAGGCATCACGCAGTCATATTCATAACCTTCACGGCGGTAGGTGATGCGCCGTTCTGCCACGCCTTTAATCGTTACCGTACCGCCATATTTATCGCGGTAAATATCGCCGTTCATAAATTCAGGACGAGCGGGGCCGCTGGCAGTAAAGCCAGAAATTTTCTGTTTCATGGTTTTTATTCCGCGTTTATTTTTTTATCGTGAATTTCGATCGCTTTATTTAATTCGACGATTACCGTATCGAGTAATGAAATAAACGCACCAGCAAGATTAGATTCACGCTCATCTTCCGGCGCATCACTTAAACCATCAAGCCAGATAAGCAATATTTGCCGCAAGCATTCACTGTTAGTCAGTGCATTTTCTGCATGGCTCATTGATTTAAAATAACGGTCATCATGCATGGCTCCCCCCCTGACGGATACGGGCAGCGAATACCATCACGCAGCCATCAGGAGATTGCTGACGTGCTTCCTGTTCGCTGGTGGCCTCAATGGTAATCACGCGCGGTTGTGCCGTGCTCAGAGCGATAAAACGCCAGATATATTTATTCAGGTTGTGCGAATCCCGCCCTTGCGGGTGTGTGGTATGATTTAACATAGCTACCTCGATACTATCGTTATCGTTGGTGGTTAGATGCCCCGTTACTGCTCCAACAGTGCGGGGCGTTGCTTTTTGGTGCAAGTCACCTTGAAATCTAGGTTACTTTTAGGTGACTTGCACTTCAAGTCTTTTTTTATTTTTTTTCTCCGTATACTGAACACCACCTAACAGTAAGGAGAACAGAGATGCCAACAGGTACAACCAACAACAAGTCACAACAAAAAACAGCTAGAGTACCTCTAGAAGTTTTAAGCGAAATGAATTTGGTAAAAGAAGAAAACGAAACAGACGCGCAATTTATCGTTACTGCCATGCGCGGCGAAATCAAACGCCGCCAGCGTAAAAAAAACAAAGAGGCTGATAAGGAATAACTCATGCAGCAAAAAATATACTGGTTTGGCTCCCTGTTTTTATATGTTTTCCTCCTAGGAAATTGCATCAGCAATGAACACGTCAGTAATGAGCGTATATGCAGGAGCGATGAAAAAAAGATCCCACGTCTAATATACAATGATTGATTAGCTCCAGCAGAACTAAAGCGCCGCAAGGCCAAAGAGCAGGAGTAACCATCACCAGCGCCGTGGTGCGGTGAACTGTGGCGCACAGGGTTACAGGTATCTACGATGACTGACAAATCATTAAAGAAATTATCTTCATCCAGGAAAAAACAACGCAAAAATGCGGTAAGCGAACAAGAACAGGAAAGATTTGCGCCATGTGCGTTTGTCCTTGAGAAGTTCCTTAAAGAGTACAGGCGCACAAAAATGGGATCGCATACCTGGAAAACATCGCAGAATGGCGATGTTAAAGAGCAGGAATAGCCCACCAGCAAGTCAGCATATTCACCATAATGACCCTCGGTTAAACCTGGAGTCATTGGTGCAAACCTGACAGATTGCCCACCAGTCAGCAAACCGCTATGATGTTCGGGCTTATGTTTAGTGTTTTCCCATTGGCGACCGCCCCCGGTCGCCTTTGTTTTATGTGTCATAACTCCCCCCTTATGCAGCTTTCTTACCGTACGGATTATTGACTTTATCTACAGCAGGTGGGTTACGAACCCACCAAAGCACATCAGAGAGAAGCCACGCACAGCTATTGCGCCCGAAATGACAACGAGGCGGGAAACGCCCTTCATTTTCCATTTTGAAGCGAGTTGAGCGCGACAGACTGGTGATTTCCTGGCATTCCTTTTCACGGATACGGCGATCAAATTCAAAACCGTATTCTTCAAGAAGCGCCCGGCGTTGTTCTGGAGTTGGGGGAATGAATGTGGTTTTTGTCATATTGCCTCCACTGTATCTATGATTGCGGAGGCTATTTTGCAATCTTTAATACTGGATTAAAACACAGTAGTAATCATAGAAACATACTGATAATGCTTATAAATATATCAGTATGCTTAGGAGTATATGAGTAAGGCTTACTGCGACCTTTCACTCGGCCTCTTATGAGCATTACTTAAAATTGCTGCTATTTTTGTTTCTGTTTTTATTGGCAATTCACTATTAATGAACCAATCAGGTCTGGCGATCAACTCACGAGCCCAAGCAGAATAGTTAATCGTTCCATCGTTTTTTCTGCAGGTCTCATTAAAAGTATTTTGTTGCTCTTCTTTAAAACGCATAGCAACCATTAAAATTTGCTCTCGATTTCTTGCATGTCTTTCAGCAGAATGTTGCACAATTTCATTGCCATTCATCTTGTGAGGTTCTACAGATTCAAAATTATCTGTTAGCGTAAAATAATCGCCACCACAGTCAAGAAGTCGCCTTATATCATGAGCGGTAATCCACAAGTCATTTATAGAAATATTATTCTTTAATATTTGATCGTCTTCTTCATCATAATCACTATCTTCACCAACCATTAAAAGTTGTACGGCAGGATTATCAGTTTCTGGATGACACGGGGTTAATTCAAAACCACTTAGGGAATACTCTCCAAAATTTTGTAGTTCTTCCAGCCCACTCCAAAGGCGCCACAATCCATAAGCCCTACCAATAGAGCTAAAGCATCCGTTTTCTGAGTCTTGACCGAATAAAGGCGCGTGTATAGTTTCATCTGTCTCCTCGTTATAATTGTATCTGAAAAGATGAAACCTGGAGTATTCAGTAATATTGTTCCCCATCAGTGATGTGGTCGATTTTGCATTTCTGGTATCAAACCAAGCAGTTGCAGACTTGCTATCAGTATTCATATATAAAACAGCGCGAGCATCAAATAAATTTAGGCATAAAGCTATTTTTTTAGTAACACCTAAATTCACGAGATCGCTAATCTCGCAACCCAGCAATCTTGATGCACGCTCAATGTTGCAATACTGAAAAGGAATTTTAATGTCGTTAGCCATTGCGCTACCCTCAACGCCCTAAATACTTTACGAGCCAGGCGGGTAGGGTTTCCCGCTTTTCGGTTGGCCGACCTATGCCCGTAATATCAGTTTAACCTCTATTCGATACAGGTAACAGCACCACATTTTGATGATTACCAGCCAGAAGTTCTAATCGGCCATACCACTTATTCAACGCATCCATTTTCTCAGGTAAGTACAGACTACGGTTATAAATAGCCATCACCCCCGGCAATGCATGACCAAGTAAAAGCTCTACAATATGTGGCGCAATACCCATATTATTTAAACCTGTAGAAAATGTTCTGCGCAAATCGTGAAGCGTCCATGGCTCATTATGATGAAAATCTTTGTATAGCCTACGCCCTTTAAGCGAAGCAGCCTGGCGGGAACGTTCTTCACCCAGTACAATTCCTGTTTTTCCCGTTTCCTTTTTTAGATCCTCAATCCATGGGCGAATGCCCTCTGGAATTGGACGAACTATTTTTTCACGAGTTTTGCTGTGTTCTTTAGGAACCGTCCAAATCCATGACTGAAAATCCCATTCACTCCACCGGGATAATCTTACTTCCATTGTTCGCGCCCCAAACAGCACAAGCAACTTAAGCAGACGAAGATAATAAAATTGCTGTTCATCGCTATAAGTACACCGCCATACATCAGCTAACTCACTATCTGACAGCACCCTATCACGCTGCCCCGATGGTTGCCCTACATCCTGGATTGTCATAAAAGCCAGGGCATCACATGAGGCATAACGGCGAACCTTGCAGAATCTTAAGGCCTGTTTACAAATCTGGAACATTCGCCCGGCAGTGATTGGCCTGGACTGGTTAATTTCATCAAAACATGTCACCCAGTGACGCGTTTCACACCGGGATAACGGATAGTGGCCAAGACGCGGATAAATATGCTTACGTAATTGCGCCCGCACGAGTTCCTCGTCACTACGTTTTTTTCTTGCGTAATGAATTAGCCAATATTCAAGGGCATCATGGACAGTTACGGGGTTAAGGTTTTCTTCTGCGCTAAGTTCTAATTCAAGTCGTGGATTCAGCCCGTCCGCATACCATTTTCGGCATAGTTCCCTCTTCTCCCTAGCCATTTTCAACGACATGTCAGGGTAACGCCCAAGAACAATGCGCTCTAACTTGCTCCCACGCCCACCAAGACGATAAGAGAAAACCCAACTAATGCATCCCATCATGGATACTTTGATGCTTAATCCTTCACCATCCGCAATGGTAATTACTGAATCCCGCTTTACGCCGAGAAGCGATCTTAATTTTTTATCACTCAGTTTGTTTGTGCCTGCCAC